TGCCATCGTCCCCCGAGCTTTGCGTAACCCGCCGCTGTGTTCGACAGTGTGGCCGAACTTGGTGATGTCGAATTTGCGTGATTCGCGGTCTGGCTGCCATCTGTTGGAAGTATCCCCGCCGGTCGTCGGATCACGGGTCTTGCCTGTCCGTATGCTTCTCCCATTTGTTCCCCTTCCTTTATGGATTGCTGTAATGCGACGCGTCAAACATCGCTTCCGGCCTGCGTGTCCTTCGAATGTCGGACGGCTTGAGCACGAGGTTTGCGGCTACTTTGTGCTTCTCTCGCTTCACGAGCTTTGCAAGATTGCTCTCAAATCGCCGCTGCGCTCGGTCTGCGGCTTCATACCGCTGGTCTTCGCCCTCTTCCAAGATGTACGCCCGAACCCGATCTTTCACGAGCACGATATGTTGATCTTGGACAGGTAGGACTGAACCACTCGCCACGTCTGAAGGATGGTAGTAATACTCCGCCTCGATACTCACGACGGCATCCGGGACGGGATAGAGACGGATGCGGTAAAGGTTGTTCGATCCGGACAGGAGAATTCCATCTTCCAGCCAAGCCCGAGCCCGCCCCGCTGTTTCGAGAATGACGCCCCGCCTTGCCGCCTCTTGAACTGTCCAATGCTCGATTGGTTCGCCCGTGGCGATGTAGCGCAATTGAATGATTTCTCTTGCGCCCGCTGGCAATGTGTATTGCGCTTGAGCAATGACGGTCGGAATCGTGCCGCGCGTGTGGAAGTGGTTCCAGTCCGTGGCTACAGCGATTTCGTCCAACGCATCGTTTACCCATCGCTCGACTTGCGACACTAAGCCTGAATCATCGGTGCTGAAATCAAACTCACGGAGCAAGTCGAGTGCAATTGAATTGACTGTTGCCAAAGTATTCTCCTGGCTTTACACCTTGGGATTGGTAACGAATCCTTCCGGTAGAGCCGAGCGCTTTCTGAGGTTTTTGACTTCAGCACGCGTTTTGATTTTGTCCTGTCTGACCGCAGCGTGACGGATAATCTTGTGTCGTTCGAGCGTCTGAAGCGCGAACTCCCTCACGGTTCGATTCACGTCAAATTGCAAGTCTTCCGCGATGCTGTGCCATCCGGTTTTCCCGCTGATCGGATGCGGCCTGCCGAAGCCGATAGCCTCCGCCGCATCGTAGCCGCAATCAATGCAAAGACTCGGTGTCACCTCAACCCAGATTTTCCGGATCGTGGCAAGACGCCCCTCGTGCGGATCAATTACCCTTGTGATCTGCACCATGTTCGTCCGGTCGCGTGCATTGAGCTGCATCTCTGCGGTGCGCGCCATGAACTGTTGATCGGTCTCCGCGTGGATTTGCAGAATCCGAGCGGCGTCTGAGTCGTCAAGTTCCTGCTCGATTGCGACATCAGGCAAGGTCTCGGGGACAGGCAAAGCCGCGTCATCGGTTAAGACGATCTGGTTTCCCTGTCTTCGAAGTTGATTGTTTTTGCTGGCCATAATTCTCCCTTAGTACATCTTGGTAGGTTTCTGACGAGCGGCAGCCTTTGCGCCAACTTTCTTGCCGCCGCTGCAACCAAAGTCGAGCGGATAGCCGCCGACGATGCCCGAGCCCTGAGACTTCGCCGTCTTCGCCTTTCCGCGAGTCAAGGGAAGCTGCGGAGAAACCAAGCCGCTTGTTGGATTCTTTGCTTTTCTCGTGCCTTTCAGTACGTTCATGATTGTTCTCCGATGTTATTCCGGCCCCAACTCAAGAACCGTGCTGTCATTCCGTGCAGCGACGGGAGAGCAGAGACCGGAAGCTTGTTACTAAAAGGGTCTCCCCTTCTGATAAAAGTCATTCAATGGTTGAGTTGAGACGTTGAAGTCACGGTCAATCCATCGGATGAATTCCTCAAGGTGTCCGATCTGCACGTTATTTGCCGCGTAGATGGTCAGCCCCGTTTCCTTCCACTTCTTCCAGAAATAACCGTCCGCGTCCGTCTTGCCCGGTAACCATTCGCCTTGCGCGTTCGGGAAAGACTGAAACCAAGGCTTCGGCATCTTCACTAACGATGCCGTCTTGATGAGCGTAAGGCCAAACACTGTGTGATCTGCCTCAGTTACTTCTGATTCGAACATCTCGCGCGGAACAAGTGAGATGAAATTCCCGTCCGCGTCTTTAAATCCCATGAGGGTTTCGCCGTTCCCCTGCCGCTTCACCTGCCATCCTGATATGGCGTCCGCGTCGGGATAGCGTGCGGCCATCAACAACATTTCTGAAATGTCGTCCGGGTGAAAGATTGAGTCATAGTCAACCGTGATCACCCAATCACAACCGAGCTTAATCAATCGGTTGAATCCGTTTTGCATCGACTGTTCCCAGAACGCGCCGCCCACCTTCACAATGGGGTAGCCCTTCCCGCCGAACGCGTTATGCATGATCGTGTCGTGAATCTGAAACCCGAGCCGAGGGACTGAAGTTAAGACGCCAACCTTTACCCACAGTTCGTTACCGGTCTCCGGGTCGATTATCTGTGTATTCTTCCGCGTCTTGATTGACTCATAGAGGATTTCGAAGATTCCCCGCCCTGGCGTCGATTCCTTCATAGACCACGTTACCGCCCGCGTGAACCCGTAGAACCGGGTAAATGCGTCAAGGTTGTGATCCTGGCAACATCCCTCATAGATTTCGAAGTCTGCCGCCTCGCATCTGATGAATCGGAACTGTTCGATGATGTCCTTTGCGCCCTCCAACACCTTCAGTTCCGCGCCCTGCACATCGAGGATAAGGGTGTCATACAAGGACATGTCGATTCCCTCGCGTTCAACAATGGTCTTGAGCGTGTTCGATTTCAAAGAACGATGGCCGATATAGTCGATGTGCGGCCAAACTAACTTGTGATCCTTCAACGGGAAGATGGAGCTTGAAATCCCGTCGTTGTCCGCGATGCCGAATTGATACTCTTGATCGTCAACATCGGTCACCAGATAGTTGAATGCGATCTGTCCGGGGTAACCGTCTGCGATGTTGGCAACCAGTTCTTTGAAAATGGCTGGTTGCGCTTCAATCCAGATGACAGGCAAGCCGTATGATCTGTATGTGTCGCGTTCCTGCCCGGTGTGCGCGCCTATATGAATGATGCCCTTTGCATCCTTCAGAAATCCGTCAATGTCTGTTGTGTTGTAGTTCATCGTTTGTAATCGGAATGAGACGGAGAGGCCGAAGCCTCCCCGCCATTACTTTCAGGCTTGCGGCCTAGTTGATGAGAACTTCGATAACCGCCGCGTTGCTGTCGTTGGAATCGAGCGCCATAACGCCGATGCCCGCCGCCATTGCAATTGCCGCGTTCAGTTTGGTCGAAGTAACGTTAGAGTCCGCCTCTGCAACGGTCGTAAAGGCCCCTGCGGTTCCGGACGTGGTGAGCTTGTTGCCCGCTGAGATGGTGCCGAGGTTGACCGCTCCTGCGTGTCTTCCTTTCACCTGAACCCAGCCGTAAGAGCCCGACGCAATCGCCACTTCTGCAACTGCAACGGTCACCTGATTAACGGCTGAACACGGGACAAGGGTGTTCGGTTCGTCTGCGTCGGCGAGAGAGACAACGAGAGCGTTACCCGCTGAAATCGCTGAACCCGCCTTGACGTAGCGAAAACGATTCGATCCGCGCGGCCCGCCTGACGTGCTGTTCCCTCTCGGGTCGTCAATCTCGGTGCCCAGCGGGAATGTAGCGGATGAATCAACGGTTGTGATGTTGACGCCTTGGTCAATAAAAGCCATGCTTTTCTCCTTTCTATATTCTCGCTGTTATTACGGGGTATCGTAGTTGACGCGTCCCTGACGGCGGCGATTGCTCAACACGAGATTCGTGTAAAGCAGGCACTTCCAGCTTTCGGCGTCCTGGTTGTTCGGTGACTGTGGCTCTGTGAAGCTGAATTCGTAATCGTTCATGATCACGAGCTTGGCGTAATCCAGATTCAGAACCACGAGCCCTTGGGCATCGTCCGTGCTGCCGGTCGTCGTGTTCGGCAACATGTTTTCGTCCCATGTGATCGGAACGCCCATGTAGACGATGTTCTCAAAGCCCGCGTTCGCCATCCATTCATCAGTAGCAACACGGATGAATTGCTCTTTCGCTTCCAAGAGTGAAAGGAAATAGGCGTAGAGGGTTTGTGTGGTAATCCCGAGGTGTGGCCGATCGGTGCCAGCGCTGCAAAGCATGATGATGCGCCGCAACCCGTCGAGGAAGTTTGTGCTTGTGCTGTACGCGCCGCCGTCCAACCATTGGTTTTGCCAGTTGGTCGTGGTTGCGCTGTCGATCGTGCCGTAGGTCGTGAACGTATCGCCGTTCTCAACCGCAGACAGCAAGCCGACAAGAGCTTTTCCGCCGTCCGCGCTGCCGTCCGATGGAATGGCCTGGTTCACAGCGCGCCGCATCGACAGGCCAAGCTGTTTGCCTTTGGCGTCCATCAGGTCGATCAACTGCGTACTGCCCGCGTTCTGCGCCTTCTCAATCCCTGACAACTGAGCGACGCCCGCCAGTTGCTTCCACGCGTATTCAGCCGACGTGATCCCCTCGTTATTCGTCATATCGAGCGGATCGTATCCCGAATACCAGTGAACGCTGGCGTTATCGTCAATAATCAGTGGCTCGACGATTGTTTTACCCCCACGAGGAACAATCCCGCCGAGCTGCGACAGCATCCACAGGATAACCTGATTAGATGTGATGTTGTCAGTAAGCGCACGTGAGAAGTCGGACATTGACGTTGCGTCTACCTGTCCCCACGTGGTTCTTAGCATTGTGCCCATTTGGTTTTATCTCCCATTCTGCACGCTGTTCCAAGCTGCGATCGAACCAAGGGCGAGGTTTTTAAGCATCCTCTCCGGTGGCCCGCTTCGTGTGCTTGCGCCGGTCACTCCGCTGTTACTGCTCGCAGCTTTTGAGGGGAGACGTTTGGCCTGTTCGACCTTCTCCGCCGCTTGGCTGGCTGTAATCGTTCGTGTGGCTTGTGTCAGCGGTTGCGTAACCGCTGGTTTCGTCGTGGTAGTAACCTGTCCTACCAATCTATCCGCCAAGTCCCAAAGCTGAATGACGTTGCTTGTCGGGTTGCTCTTGGCCAATTCCATCAATAACTCTGCCCGCTGCTCGACGGCTGCGCGTCCATAGGTGCTGATGATGTGGTTTACCTGGCTCTGCGCGTTCTGCTCGTCAATGCGGCTTACCTGCGGTTGAAACTGCTCTTTCATCAGCTTATTGAATCGCGCTTCGGCTGCGCGCTCCGACAGCGCTACGACTTGCGCCGGATCGTACATATCAATGTTCGAATAATCCGGTGCTTCGGGTTGTGCCGACTGTGCCGGTTGTGCGCCCTGCCCGTTCTGTAATTGAGCCATCCCCAAAACGACTTGGGTTAATTGGCTGACGTGCTGTCTGAGCGCGTCCATATCGTTCATACCGGGCGTAGGCTGCCCGGCAAGTGTCGATTGCGCGGCTGCGACTGCCGCCGCTGCGTCTGGCACATCCTCCGCCGGTGCTTCCTCTACGGTCTCTGCGGTCGCGACTGGCGCGGCCTTCGGCGTCTTCAGCAATCGCCCGAAGCGATCAAAGCTAAAATCGAACTTCTCCGGGTCGAGGTCAGGATGGAAGCTGTTTCTCTGCCCGCCATCTTCAACTTGACCGTCCGCCGGTTGCGCTCCCGGTTGCAGATGGAAGTCATGTAACGATGCCCTTCCGTTCTGTCGTGCGATTTGCTGCTGATAGCGCGGCTGTGGCTTGAACTGTTGCGCCGGTGTCTGCGGCCTTTGGTATTCGCCCTGTACAGACGTTGCGGGTTGTCCGCCGCCCTCTGCGCCGGTTGTTGGCGTAACTCCCTGGTTGTCTGATCCTTCGTAGTTGATGCCCGAACCAACCACGGGAACCTTTATAGTTGACATATTGACTCCTTCTTAAAGTATTTCATTAGGAAATGCAAGTTAAATCCATCATCTACCTTGACTTAACCAGCGTCTTCCCGAAGCCTCAAAGCCTCCGGAATCTTCCCCGTGCTCCCGATTCCGAGCCCGGAAGGACCAAAAAACTTGCGTGTTGCTTCGCTTAACTGCCTGTCTACGCGCTCTTGAGCGGATTTGCGGCCATTCTCTGCCATCTTCTTGATGCCCTCGTGGTCTGTCCGATCGCCAACGGTGACAAGGTGTCTTTCCTTCATGATCTGTTTCACCTTCCCCGCCGATGTCACATAACCGTATTCGGTCATCTGGCCCGCCCAGAGCGCATCCGGTTTCATCGTGACGCGTGACCACAGACGCCCGGCCATCTCCTCACAATCCGGTTTATCGCACTCCATTTCATCAGCAGCGCTGATCTTCGAAGAGTAGATTTCGAACGCGCCGTGCGTCGGACATTCAAATTCATAGAGCGGCATTTACTTATTCCTCGCTTAAGAACGTCCAGCAACCGAGAACGCTTGTTGCAACTAACAGCGTCACATCCTCGTTGTCCGGTACGTGTTTAGTGAAGGTGACCGAGCTGCCGGGGAGCGAGCGAATAACCCGCCCCCTGGTCGATCCGATCACAAAGAGCTGTCCCTCTGGCGCGCGAACCGTCATCGATTCGTTGTTGTCGTCAAAGGTTACCGTGTCCTTACCGTCCTCAATTCCCTTCGTGAGAACGCGTCTTTGTTCCTCCATCATTGCCCCCCTTCCTGAACTGCCAGCACTTCAACGCGTAAGATGTAATGCGCGTCGATATTCTCAGGCAGGCACAATCTAGCGATTGAGAAAGGCCCATTTAGCCGCAGCCCCTCGTCAACCATTGCCTTCAGTTCAGCCTCAATCAGCGGCTTGTCACGCTCCTGAAACTCTGCGGATCGTGTGCGCCCCGCGTACAACTCGCCCGCTGTGGTTTGATTCCCTTCAAATACTGCTTTTGCTTTCGGCATAGTTCCCCCCTTATTGAACCATTCGGGATTGGCTTTGCAGCCCCGCGAGTAAATCTTGAACCGTCAGACCTTCGCCCGGTTGCTCTGGTAACTGCGGCTGTGTTGGTGCTTGCGCCGGTGCGAATTGCCCGGCCAGTGCTGGCGGCAGTCCTTCCCCTGCGTTCTGCTGTTCGCCCTCGACCAGTGGCGGACGTGGTGCCAATGCTGGCTTGAAGAATCGACCAATATCCCGCTCGCCGAACTTGTCGAGAACCCAACCGAGCAACGCTTGCATATCGATCGGCGAGTTAGGCCCGGACTGTGCGAGCACGGGAAGCGCCTGAGTTGCCATCTGAAAAATCTGAATCGCCTGGTTCTTGATGATGCCGGGGTCTTCCTTCGGCGCGTTGAAGTGGTGAACCTCTACGTCCGCGTCGGCCTGGATTTCTTCGCTGGTGTACTCTCGCCAGAAATTGCCTTGCGCGCCGACAATCTCGACTACATCGGGAATCGTTCGCCACGCCTTCAGATGGTGAAGGATTTGAACGGCCAAGTCCTCAACGAAGGATTCAACGTTGTCTACAATCGCGTCGAGCTTGAGCCCCTGGATTCTTGCCCGTGTTCCCACTTCCCCCGCTGTTGTTCGCGCTGGCAGTGCCTGCCCTTGCAAGATGCCATCCGCGCCGCTGCCCTCGTTGATGTCGTTTACAATCCGCCCCTCGATAAGCTGAAAGTCTCCGCTCATAGCCGCGTCAGGAATCGGCTTGATTGCGTCTGTACTCTCCGCAATGATGACAGCGCCGTCCCCTTCGTCGGTGAACTTCTCCAATTCGCCTTTATCGATCCCGGTCTGTGCGATGAACTTTCTTTGATGAGACCGAATATGATTGAACTGTGATGTCCGAATGCGGTTGAGCTGGTTTTGCTGATCCTCGACGTTACGCATAACACCCATGCCGTAGGGCTTATTCGGTACGTCCGTCCAATTCGCCATTGCGTAGGGGAAATTGTCGAGATAGTCGTAAGGCCACTTTTCGGAGAGCAACGGAATAGGAACGCCGTCAGCCATGATGATCCGGTTCTTATACTTCTTGTCCCATATCTCAATCAGAACGACAAGCGTATCTTCCGGCAGTGCCGCGCTCGACGCGTTGAACGCATCAGTCCACACTGATTCACTCGTGCCAGCGAATGCCGAGCGTGTCACCGCCACGTGTTCGCCCGCTGTAATCAATGCCAACGCTTTCGAGTCGTAATCCTTGTTCCCCAGCACATCGTAAAGCGGGACATAGAAAACCTCTGCGCACCAGCGCGCGGTGTGTAACGTTCCGTCGTGCGCCGACAGATCGAAGAAGAAGTTAAGAGGGTTTACGCGCTCGATGTATGGCGCATCCTTCCGGATGTAGTCGGCGTAAACAATCTCACCGTCCGCTTTCGCCCGCCCCTCTGCAATCTCGATCGTGTAACCGGTCTTCGCGACGCAATGGCCGATAATCGCCGCGTCCCTAACGCACATCTTCACTGATCGCGTCATGTCGCGTTCGCGCCACTCGTAATTAAGCAGTGCCTGCTGTAGTTCGGCGGAGATTGTCTCTGACGGCTTGCGCGGCTTCAGCAGAAAACGGATGTCATTGTTCACAACGAAAGGAACCATTGAATTGACGATGCTTCCCACCTTGTTTACAACCGCCGTCTCTCTCGCGTTGTCTGCGGCCTGCCTGCCCTTCCCTGGATCGCCTCTATCTGTCCAATGCCCCTGCCCCTCGTACCACTGGTAATAGCGCATCCAGTCCTTTTCCCCGTTCGTCTGTTCCATCCGCTGGCGTCGAGTCTTCGCCAGCCGTGAAAGCCAGATGTCCCCGTCTCGCGCCGGGTCGCCGGTCTCCTGTACGCGTGAGCCGAGTATCTTTCGTGATCGCGAAATGCGGGTAGCATTACTGCCCGCCGCCGGTTCGAACATTGAATTGTATGTGCGCTGCTGCGGCTTCGGTCTCGGTTTTCTTGGCATAGTTCCCCCGTTGTTTATCTGCGCAACCGTCCCAATTTACGATTACGTTGCCTGATCATTTCAGCGGCTTCGGCAAAGCTGCCCGGCGGAATGCCCGGTGATTGTTGCGGATACTGATGTACCTTGGACGCAAGGCACACGGCGATTAACGCGGCTGAAACAAAATCATCCTTCCAGCCCTGCGCGCCGCCCAGAGAGCCGTCTTTCTTTTCTTCGTAGTGGATGAGTTGACCTTTGACCGGATCAATCAGGCCCGGTGATCGGAACAATACAGCGTGATCTCTGATCATTTGCGCGAGGTCTGCAACCATCTTGCTTTTGTTTACTGCGGTCGTCACGAAGCCCGGTATCTTCGCCCGCTTGTTCGTGTACTGATCACGCGCGTAATAGAGTCTTGGGTAATGAAGAGTCTTCGAAAGGATGCTGTTTGCCACAGCCCCGCCGCGTTCATTGTGCTCAACCCCAAGTAACGCGTTGTTGTAGAGCCTGCCCATATAGAAAGCCATCTCCGCGAATTCCTCCGGCGGCATAATCGCGTTGAAGCTGGCTACCTCTTCCAAGTTCGGCGTCTTGAGAACAATCAAAGCACTAGGGTCGGACGTTTCGGCAAAGCCCATCGACGGGTCACCTCCTATAACATAGGTCTCGCCCTCTTCCGGTAGGTGGTAAAAGAGAACCTTGCCGTAGGGCTCTACCTTAAACTTCCTGTTCGGGTTGGTCTCTTCTACGTCGTGAATGTAGTTACATCGGTATGGTGTAAGTCCCTCTTCGTGGACGTGAGCCCGCATTGCAGCGATTGAGCCGCCGTCAAAGCATTGCCGAGACTGCGCGGCCCAAGCGTGCGCCGGAATCGTCGGGTATTCATTTCGGAATAGCGTCTTGTCCCCTCGAAAGTCTGTGTTGATTTTGTCACGACGCCAATTGAGCCGCGCCAGTACTTCAGCGTGTAACCATTCCTCGTTGGCTGCCTCTTCCGGATACCACTGTAAGAGTTCCTTCCGGATTAACTCCGCCTCTTCAATCTCGTTGCCGTACTTCGTCGCATAGCCGCCGTCTTCCTCAGAGTCACACAGTTCAAACTCTTCATCATCCCGAAGCGGCTTTCGATACTCATCCTCTGCAAGCCAGCTTATAAAAATCTTCCGGTAGTTATTCGTTGGATCGTGCCAAAAGTTGTGTGCCTGCCCTACTCCCTTTGCCGTGCTCTCTTTTATCAGGATCGTTCCGCCGCGCTTCGGCTGTGCCTGATAGAGTCCCGGCAAAACCTCATCACAATCGATGCCGTAGGATTCCCACAGCGCGAATTCGGAAAGTAGGATGTATTGGAGTGTGAACGATCGGCCCAAGCTTGGTTTGTTGGCTGTCTCGAACGAAATGGCCGAGTTGAGGCCCGGCCCCTTCGATGCGTTCCCCGCTGTCGCCTTGACGCCGAAGTGAACCTTGTCCCTGTTTGAGAGCGTCGTATCTGGCTTGAGCAATCCGTGAGAGTTCGCGTGATAATTATATCTGACCTTGCCGTTAAAGTTCTGCGTCGCGTCGTCGTCGTGCGCAACGATCAAAGCTTGTCGGTTCGATTGCGTCGATGTCAGCCAATAGAACAGGCCCAACACCCATGAGCTTGTCCCGAGCTGCCGCCCCTTCAAAATGAACCATCTGACCGGACGCCCTGCGGCCAAGTCTTCCAGCAGCAAACCCCACAGGTAGCGCTGCATTCGATTGAATCTCAGCGGGATTAGCTCACCAAGTTTAGTGGAGATTTTTAGGTTGGTGGCGGCATAGACTGGAAAGTCATAGTTCGTCAGCCGCGTGTGGTTCTGCTGAATATACCCTTCCGGATCGGCTTCGAACTTCGCAACCTCTGCGGCGATGCGCGCCGGGTCTGCATCGACTGCGGCAATCTTCAGTTGTTCGGACGTAATGCTACTCATCCCCTTCCAACACCTCTGCCGCGTCGATGATGTCCTTTTTGATGTCGAACAGCCCAATCAACGGGTCATTGGTTTCCCCTGCCGAACGTTTGCGCAAATCCTCGTAGGTGATTTTCACCTCGTGCGTGATGTTGTTTCGAAAGTCTCCCGTCAGTGTGCCAATGAGTTTAATGGCTGTGAGTGCGGCCTTGTCGTCTTTGCTGCCGATGATGTCCACGAGGCGTTGAACGCCCTTGCTGTGTAGGGTCAGGTTTGCTTGCGCCCTGGTCAGCCCCCGAACCAACTTCAAAAACCCCTCGTCATTCAGGAGTAAGGCAAGGTCGCCGGTCGATACGCCCATCGCTTCGGCCATATCTTCCAGACGTGGAGACGCCGCCGGTTGTGCGCCGGTCGGAACCGCGAGCGTGAGCGCGAGCTTAAGCCGCTGTTCCTCACTGAATGTCTGCGCGAGTTCCTGACTCTCCATTTGCTTCCTCTTTGATAATTGGGAGTTCGATCATCTTCTTGACCACTATCCGCCCGCTGAACGCCTCAACGAGTTTCTTGCCCGGTGCCCGCTGCCCTGCGATCACGTAGCCGATGAGCTGACCGGACACCCCGAGCCGCCCCGCGAGTTCGGCCATTGATCCATCTTTCTCCGCGAGATGCCGAAGCAAGGCCCGGAATTGATCCTCTGTAAACAACTCCGTTTCAGTTGTCTCCTTTTGGGGCAACTGTTCGGTTTTCGATGTGGCATTTTTGCGACTCATGTTGCAAAAATGCCACACTCAATTGTGTATTGCAAGTGAAATGATTGTTGCGCTGGCTGTAAGTGGCTGAGACTGTTGGCTTACTTCCCTGCTAAAGAGCTTCGGATGCGCGGCCCGAGATGGAAGAATTCGAAGGTGTTTCCCAGGAGTACAGCGGTAAGCCCCCGCGCTGGCTGTGCCACGTTCGGCTTGTCCGGGTCGATCACGCGCAGCAACCGAAGCCGCCACGCCTCCGCCCAATCTTCACTACTCATTGGGTATGCCCTGCCCTCGATCACACAGAAATAGCCGACGACAGAGGTTGATTTCCGTCGTCGGCGTCGAGTCTTCTTTTTAATTACTTCCGTCATTAGTCCCCTTCCCCCATTGCAAAGGCCCGCTCTGAACGTCGAGCCAATCCTTTTGTGATCTTAACCCGGACGTATTCGAACCATTGCCCCTCATCCATAGACTTGGAACGGTCGATGTCCCCCTTGCTGAGATTCGTCACATACTGCGCCCCGTTGTCGTCCGCCGGGTCAGGCAGGATGTTGATACATCCCCGCCCTGGCTTGCCCATTGGACGCGTTCCCGGAACGTGGGGCAGCCTCACCCCCATGACCGTCCAGACGCCAGCCTTGAGGACGGCCCGCCCGGACGATTTCGAGGACGGTTTCAGGGACGGTTTCCCGACCGTCCTTTTTTGATCGTCCTCAGTGTCCGCATGCGGACGGTCTACCGCACGTGTTTTCAACACTTTACGGGACTGTCCCGAGGACGGTTTTACCGAGGACGGTTTTCTGTCCGCCAGATCGTCCCCGAGGACGGTTTTCAAGGACGGTTCCGGAGTGTCCTGCGGGACGGTCAGGTTGCCCATAGCAGGACGCCCCCCGAGTCGAGCCGCGAGCTGTGCCAACGGGGAAGGGAAGTTTCGGCTGACCTTTGCCAGCCACGATGAGCGGAAAAGCTGGATTAGAGTAATGCCCAAGACCACAACCAAGAACTCAGAACAGCCCGCGAACATAAACCACTTGGACGCGTCCCGCTGGACATCCTCCGGCATCTGCGGACGGGGAACTACAGGACGGACGGGCGCAATCGGCTGGACAAGGGCGGGGGATTGACTCGTCCCGTTGGGAAGCGCCCGCCCACTCCGTTCCTGTGGTTGCAACTTGTTTAATGCATTGTTCAGGTTTGCGAGTGATAGACGATTGTGTTCTGCCGTCTTCGATGCGGTCGCCTGCTGCCGTTCGAAGGAGTTCCGGTCACCTTCATAGCGAGTCCAGTCCTCGCTAAACTTCCGGTCAGCCTCGACTTTCTCCCGTTCGTATCTCGCCTCTGCGTCCTCCGCAATGCTCACGCCTCGCAAAACATAGAAGTGTACGCCAAGCTGAAAGACGAGCCCGAGAGACATCAGGATTTCGAGCAGACAGGCAGGAAACCAAACACGGAAAGCCTCTTTAACATCCGTGAGCTTTGCCACAAGTAAGCTTGCCCCAACCGTCATAACCACGAGTAGATCAAACGGCAGCAAATGCCGCTTGATGTTCTCGTGATTGCAGTACAGAACAATGAACGATGGAATGACGATAGCAACCGTTACCGCTCCCCATTTCCACAGGTCAGGGTTTCGCTCGAATGATTTTTTGATTACGTCTTTGAACATATCGCCCCCCTTAAAAAAGGGAAGTGCCGCTTCCGTGCGACACTTCGGAATGATGCGACATTGCCGCCTACTCGTTCGGCAGCCTCTTGAATTCAATGTCAATATGTTGCGCAAACTCAAATTGGCTATTGGCTGCGATCTGCCGCCGCTCGTTCTCGTGCTGAAAGTAAGCATCGAACAGCGCGTTCCGAAGCCTCAACTCATAGACGATCTGCCTCAACAGTTCGACAATCTCCGCCGTCATCCTCTCCATTGAGTCGGCGAAGCGGTCAACCGATTCCTGTAACCTGTCGAGCGATGCGCGCAGGGAATCGTATGAGTGATCCAGCCGCGCCATGTACTCTTCACGTGTCAGAGGCAAGGGAGAAATTGCGAGCTGAGCCATTTCCTTTATGGCTTCCTCTCGACCTTGCGCCCGAGCTTCGGCCCGAGCTTGAATCAATTTCAGATCGAAATTCATTTTGATAACGAGGCCGATGAAAGCGAGTGCGGCAGTTGCCACTAATCCCAGCATCACAAACAGCGTGATCTTGTCCGAAGTCGTCATTTGATTTCCTTTACTGCTATGGCGGGATAGAATGAAAGTGCGTCGGACGTTTTGACAAGCAACCAACGCGAACGCCAGCGGCTTCCCACAAAGAACCGCTGGCGTTTCAAGTAACAAGCCAGCGGTGTTTCGGGTTGTCCGCTGGCTTGCCGCGTGTACTGATCGGTTCCTAGCTCTGCCGACGAGACCGACGTTCCACACTTTCGACTGAAACCCCCCGTTTCAATCGACAGTCACAAGCTACCATAATCTGATGTCTACGTCAATTTATTCATTGCCAAACATCAGCCACATATTTAAAATGATTATGTTGTTAAATTTAGAGCGACGGAGCGCCAAAGAATGCCCGCCTATCTTACACCTGAACAGTTCGCCGAACGAATCAACAGACCATTACGAACCGTTAGCCGATGGCTGACAAAGCGGCTTGTGCCCGGTGCCGAGATGGTGCTGAATGAGAATCAAACGCGTTATGTGTGGCGCATTCCGGAGAGCGCCGTAAGAGCGATGCAGCAACCCGCGCGCGGTCGCCCGGTAAAGAGAAAAGGGAAGGGTTGAACGGTAGAAGTAATGCAAGTACACTGCCTGCGGCTGCTCACGTGAGCACGCCCTTTAAAATAACGACGCCGCGAGATTTAATAAAACCGTGTTTTATCGATGCACTCGCGGCGTTCGTGTTTTCAATCTGCGTCCCTGTCTTCACTCAGTTTGCGGCTTGCCCGCTACGTCTCCATCTCTCGCCAGCCCCATGATCCAATCTCCATCGGCCCTCTGAATCAATACCGGTTCACCGACAGTCAACGGTGTGCTCAGGTCTGCGCTCTTATGTCGCGCCACAACCGTTGGTTTGCAGTGCGGGCATATGTGCGGTTGAACCGTCCAGTCTTTGCGCCTGATGGTCAATCCTTTTTTCATGATATATAATCCTTTCGCATCTAGTTATTACTACGTTGATCTGAGGGAAGGGGTTGACGGTGACAGCCGCCAGCCCCTTTCCCGTTTACTCACCAGCCGTTTCCTTGCAATACGATCCATCGGCATTCTTGCGCGTGCAAAAGAATGAGCCGGATTTCTTACTTGGCTTCATCTCGCCGCCGTGAATCCGGCAACTCGGAACGCTCGATGCTGGCGACGCTTCGCCGTTCGGTTCCGCCCGCTGCGCGCCGCCGTTGTAACCTCCGCCCTTGGTCGGTGCTGGCGTCCATCCGTCCCCTTTGAGCTTAGTTAAGATTGTGTTTAGACGGGCGAATGCCCGACCGTCCGCCCGGTTGTCGCTCGCGACGCGTTCGCGGATCGTGATCTGAACGTCAAACCCGTCCGGGTTAATGACTCTGACGTTCAAGGAAATAGGTGCTTCGTCCATCGGATCAAAAGTAACCTGCTGTTCGGTCTGCTGCGTTGCTGCTGTTGACATAATGTTATCTCCCTCAGTTGTTATGCTGCCATTGCGAAAGGCGCCGGAGCCTCCGACACCATAATCAATTGTCCACATTCGCAGGGAAGGTGAGTCTCCCCCGCGTAATCAAAAACCTGATTGACGATTCCACAAATGCAAGTGAATTCGTCGTAACTCTCTGCCGGTTCCGTGCCATCGCTCGGAATGAACACGTGCTTGAGTTCCGCCGCGTCCTCGACAACCCACGCCGCAATGAACCCTTCGAACCGCTGCGCGCAAGCCGCAACCCGCCGCGCCTCTTCCAGTTCGAGCCCGCTACCGATCACTACATCATTGTCCGTGAGTACGTCCGCCGCTTTCTCGTTGCCGAGTACTGAATATGTCATTGTGCCCCCATTGAGGGCGGCAGCCTTTTCAGCCGCCGCGATAAAATCCTTTGCCTCTTGAATTCGATTCCGTCCAATCGCTTGCTTGGCGCAACTGATCCAACGGTTGACGGTCGGAGCGTCGAGAGCTTCAAGCTTTTCGATCTGCGCGAACGATGAGCCCGCCGCTTGGATGCCGTTGGCGTACTTGCCAGCGCATTCCGGCCCGATGCCTTTTAGGATGCTGTCCGTTGCGCTCAGTGTTCGTTTGCAGATTTGACATTTCATAGTGTTTAAAGCCCTTTCGTTTTCCTTACCAACAAGCAGAGTATATATAAGAGAATGATCTAAGTCAACACCTTTTACATATATTTGTGATAAATATTTCCTGTTGACTTACGTCAAGCCTGTTGATATATTGCTCCTGGCTCAAATAACACTTGAAAGGGAATCGAGATGATTCAACCAATGATCAAATTTAGACTCAATGAGATGCTAGAAAAGCGAGAGAAGACGCTGTACCGACTGACGAAGGATACCGGGTTGCAACACGCGAGCTTGTGGAACCTGGCGCACGGCAAGGCCAAGTTCATCTCGTTCGAAGCCATCGAAAAGATTTGCCGCGCGCTTGACTGCCTGCCCGGTGATCTGATTGAGGTATACGACGAAGGGAAAGTAAAAGGGAAGGGTAAGAAGTAATGCCGCAGATTATCCAATATCGGCGACGCGTCGAAAGAGACTCCAAAATATATGAAACGGTCTACATCTCGAAGCCGCCCGGTATCACGACGATCGACAAACCACGACTGATAAAGAAGGACGCGCCGCCCGTCGAGCGCCCATCATTTGAATCCCAACTATGGCGAATCCGAATTCAGAACACTGAACGAAAGTTCGCCGCATAACGAAAGGACAATAGCGAATGTCAACACTCACCAAGGAAATCAGGGAAGCGATACAAGCCGCCGCTCAAATGGACGGTCTGAATGCTGGCGTTGCCGCTGGCCGAAACTACAACGAGACCACGGACGAACACGGATTGTGGTCTGATTGTAATGCCACTTTCGCGCGTGAAGCTGAGATTGCGGCGTTCGTCGCGACTGCCCCCGAGCGTGATCTGAACCGAGCGAAAGCGATCTATGCCAATTGGTACACGATCCAGTGGGACAGCGCCGTTCAATCGCCTCTGGTAGCTGAGTCATCAAACTAATTGGTTTGATTGCTGGCCTCGAAAGATTTCTCATTACGTTCGCTTGATGTACAATGGTTAAGAGCGTACACTTTTGGTGCTTAGTTTCGCCCTCACAAATGCCCCGTGAGACAGATATTGTTGCCCTGGTTTTTAAGATTCGACCCCTAACGAACCTTCAAGCCAGCCGCGAACGTAATCCGATTAAATACGTGATTTTACTGGATTTTAGAACCGTAGGTACATCTTGCACGAGATGGGATGTCTCTGCTAATGTGATCTCTGAAAATTTGAAGGGCTAACAGGTCGCCCATTTTCCCAAAAGTGAGACCGGTTAGCCCTCTCCGCCTTGACAGCGGGCAAGAAACTCTTATTCATTATGCAGTCATTTTCGATGACATTCAATGACTGTATACAGAATCTGAAACATTTTGGTTTCAACGGTCGCTGTCAGGCAATCGCCCGGCAGCGATTTTTATTTTTCTAACGCTCCGCAAGAGGAGCAAGCAAACCCGCCACTTAACGAGCCTGCCGGATCGTTGGGTGTGCGGGTTTTCTTATTGACGTTAATGGTTAACAGAAAGGAAAACAACTTGACGCGCTCTCTCTGCCAAGACCGAGCGCGTCAAATCGTAAGTGTCAAAAACTATGCACACCTTACCACGCCCAACAGATTCATTCAATAAGTATACTGACAGTCTGTCAGCCGCAAACAATTTAGTTTCAGCGGGAATATCCTTTGTACCACTCCACGTGGACGGTATCAAGTGCAAACGTCCCGCCCGCTATTGGAAGCAATGGCAATCGGAGATTCCGGGACAGGAACAGATAACGGAATGGTTCGTCGAGGAGTCGCTTGGAATCGCTGTTGTGTGCGGCCCGGTCAGCGGGAACCTCGAAATTATCGATATTGACGAGGGGCAATTGATGCGCCCCTACTGCGATCTGGTCGAGGAACGCGCGCCGGGATTGATGGCCCGCCTATGCGTCGTCGAGAGCCCGAGACCTGGCTATCAGATCGCCTACCGCTGCGAGATCATCGGACGAAACCAACCGCTTGCCGCTCACGAAGTGCCAGCCAAACCGGAAGAGATCGAACTGAAGCCGACGAAGGATAAGGACGGTAAACAAATCCTTGACCGGTTCGGCAAGCCTCGATTCCACCGCAAGGCGCACCAGAACGACGCCGGCCAATGGGTTGTGAAGAAAGTTCGGATTGAAACCCGTGGGTCTGGTGGCTATGCCTGCGCGGTCGGTTCGCCCGCCCGCATTCATCGACTGAACAAGCCGTATCGATTCGTCAACCTCGACTACTCACGCCTCCCCACAATCACACCAGAGGAAAGGGAAGTGCTGTTTGATGTAGCCCGCTCATTCGATCGAATGCCGCCGAAGCCAGTCCGACCGATCGCCGAACGCCCACAGCGCCCGGAGTTCCAGCGCGTCGCGAGTTCGAACGGATGCCGCGCGTGTAATGACTTCTGGCTGTGCAGCCGCCACGACTTCGACGAACGCGGGAACGTCCGCGAAGTCCTCGAAAACGCCGGTTGGGTGTACGTCGGTGAGGGTCAATATGGTGAGTCCTGGCGTCACCCCAACACAGAGAACGATTCCAGCGCCACACTATTCCCTGATGGCGGCTTCCTCGTTTTCTCCACATCAACTGAGTTTGAAGCCGGACAAGGCTACAGACCACACGCTGTCTTTGCTGTGCTCGAATGCAATGGTGATTTCTCCAGAGCTGCGCGAGTCTTAGGGAACAAGGGATTTGGACAGAAGAGGGCAAGAAATGCAGCCTGACAATTTTGACTCCCCATATCAGTTTGACGATCGGTACGAGACCCATAACGACAGTGGCGCAAAGATCACAAAATCAATAGGCGTCATCACAACAGCTTTGCCTAAGCGCAATAAACGATCGTCGGCCATCGTCCTCGATGCCAACGCTTCACAATCCGACCATATGAAGGCGAACTATCGCCACGTTGCCAAGATTATCAAAATGATCTGGTCTGCTCTCGGTGCGCCAAGCGTTGACTTTGCCGAGATGGTCATTATCAAGAATGGATTCGAGCTACCCGAATGGCAAACCTGCCTTGATGAATGGCTCGTTGATGCCGTCGCCGCTCCCGTGCGCGAATCCGCCGAAGAGACGAAAAAGAAGATTCTCAACACAATCAGAAAGGCCCGGAAGCGCCTGAACGACTGGCAGGGAATCGCGGGCAATCCGATCTTGATTGAACACCAATTGGCTGCCGCAGAGACAGCGGCCCACGAGGTTTCACAGTATCGGTATCCCGCCCTCTCCGATCTCCTGAACAACATCATCAAAGAATGTCCCATCGGATGCCATGACGAGAACATCAGATCAACAATCGAGTTTCATCTTGATGAGTTCCTGAATCTGTTCGATGGCACGGCAAAGAAGGAAGGGAAAAAGCGGACACATTCGTCTACCTCCGATTATGCCCGCGCTACCACGCTCGCCAGCAAAGCGTACTTCAAGGATGTTGCCCGGCCCGCCAGAGGGGAAGCCGTCGCCCTCGATGAGTTCTCAGATGCGATCCTGGCCAAATTCCAAGCCGATGATGTCCGTAAGTTGATTGCGATCCTTCAGCAAAAACTTGTCCCAATCGAGAAACAAAGCGCCCAAATCGACCCTGAGTTTCTTGATGAGGAAACAATAATCCAGGGTGACATTTGTCTCACCACTTTTATAGGAGACAAAGGAGTTACGGACCCACTTTGTGCAAATGTCACTCACTTTTCGCCCGATTTCACCCAAGGCCCAGCCGACGCGGAACGCGAGTTGCCAAGCGCGGACGAAATCGCCGCGTTCGATACGCGACACGCAGACGCCGAAGCCGAGCCGATCGATTTTGCACACGTCCCTCTTATAAGAGACGTGTGCAATTTCTCGCCAGCAGACGAGCAGCGGACGCGGAGTGAAGATGCTCGGACGCGTTCGCCGTTCCCGCAGGAAAGCGACGCCGATTTGCCCGACTGGAAATGCCCGTTCTAATCCAATGCTGACAGCTACTGACGCAATCAGAATTGATAGTCCCGCCACACGCGCACGTTTCGCCCCCGCGTGCGCGTTCTGCGCGATTAAACACGCGTCTCGCCGAGCATCTGCACTTAAACGTACGCATCTGAAGCACTTATGAGAACATTTACCGTTTGCTGGGAAGATGAATCAGGCCAGAAGGGGCAGGGAACCCCCTGGCAACACGAGGATATGGCGTTGCGCTTCGCCGCGTACGCCGCACGGCTGGCGCGCGGTCGCCGCCGGTTCTGGGTCGAGCATTCTGGCGTCGGTGCTGGTTTGGGACACTCGCCCGAGCTGGTGACCCCTGCGCGCCGGATTTTGACCCCTGAAGCCCTTGGTTATCGTCCCCTGTTTCAAAGTGAGGTCAGATGGTGAGAAATACCCGTCTTTTCGTCCTGCTTTCGATTCCTGCCGGGTTTGTGGCCTTCGCCCTTGTCCTGGCCTTCATCAGCCATTCGGCTTTCTACGCGCGTTGCCCCCACGTCGAGCGCGTGCGCCGCTTCGCCGACGCGCCGGAGTACGCGCGGGAAGTGCAGACCGTGAACGGCTACATCCTCGAAATGCGCGAGTACAACCGCCGGTGGTATTTGGATTGGGCAGTCCCGGACGGCTGGAACGATATACCCCTGATCGAAACAGGGGACGATTTGGCAAAGAGACGTTTGCGTCTTAGATGAGACGCTGTATTGTCTTTGGGTCTGATAATGAGCCTTATGTAATAATGTGTAGGTGACTATGAGACGAATAAAGGATTTATGGTCAGTGTACCGATCGGCCCGAGCGTCCGGCTTTACGCGCCGGTGCGCGCTGCGCTCTATCTACATCTGCACTCGTGACGGCTTCGCGCCGGTCGCATACGCGCGAGCGTTACGCGCGGAGTCGGCGCGGCGCGGCGACGACGCCGCGCTCGAAGCCGGTAGGAAATAACCATCGAGGATTTATGGCTGATAAAACTTGGAAGAAGGTAGAACGAAAGATTGCCGAACTCATCGGCGGGCGTCGTGTCCCGGTGACCGGCAGACAGCGGGGAGATGCGCCGGACATTGCGCACGATTGGTTGAGTGTCGAGGTGAAGCACAGGCGAATCTTT